GGTCAGCAAGGTACATCGATCAATATCAAAGGCTCAGTGGCCACCCCAGCTGCCTTGCCACCCACTGGAAACAATCCCAATGATGCATACATTGTTTCATCCAATGGCGATTTGTACGTTTGGAGTGGAACGACCTGGAACAATGTTGGCCAAATAGTTGGCCCAGCTGGCCAGTCGGGGACGTCAGGTTTTAGCGGTTATAGCGGGACGTCAGGTTTTAGCGGTTATAGCGGGTCAGGTATATCAGGCTGGTCAGGTTATAGTGGCTCTGGAGTGTCTGGTTGGTCAGGTTTTAGCGGGACGTCTGGTTGGTCTGGCCAAGTGGGGGCGTCAGGGGCGTCAGGTTTTAGCGGTTGGTCTGGCCAAGTAGGGGCGTCAGGGACGTCAGGTTTTAGCGGAATTTCAGGCTGGTCAGGTTTCAGTGGTGCGCAAGGGCCAACAACATATCCTGGCGCAGGAATAGCAGTATCCACTGGCTCTGCTTGGGGAACATCTTATGGAACATCAGGAGCAAATTCTGTTGTTTTGAGAGATGCAAATCAAAACGTAACAGCAAATGATTTTTATGAAGGTTTTACAAACGTAGCGGCAGCAGGAACAACGACAACTTTAACTGCTAGTTCAACGCCTAATTTTGTAGTGACAGGATCTGGTGGTCAGACATATCAACTTCCTGATGCAACTACATTGCCCGCAGGTGCTATATACACGTTTAATAATAATCAGTCTTCAGGAACTGTTGTTGTAAAGAATAACTCAAGCACTACGATTGCTACGCTGCAATCTGGCTCTTATATTGAAATTATTCTTTTAACAAATTCTATTGCTGCAGGTACATGGGATTACCACAATCAAGCTCCTTCAAATGCTTCTTGGTCAACCAACACTTTAAGTTGGGCAGGATCATATACAAACGGTACATGGAATGGAAATGTAATATCACCTAATTACGGTGGTACTGGAGTAAACAACGGCACTAACACCCTGACAATGGGTGGAAATGTTACTTTTTCTGGCGCATTCACGCAAACATTCACAGCGACAGCAAACACATCGTTGACTTTGCCTACAAGTGGAACATTACAAACCACAACAGGATCGTTAACAAGCAACACAGGATTGCCCTTAACAACAGGAGTCACAGGCACATTAGCAACCACAAACGGTGGTACAGGACTATCATCATTCACAGCAAATGGTGTGGTGTATGCGTCTAGTACAAGTGCTTTGGCTACTGGGTCTGCGCTGACGTTTGATGGTACTAATTTTGTTGTTGGTTATACGAGCGCAGGTAATATAATTGCTTATACAGGCGGCTCTATCAAAGTCAATAGGGCTGATAACGCAACAAACAATGAAATAAAGTATGTAACTTCTGGCGACTTGTTTTACTTTAACCAAGCAAATGGTGGTGCATACCAGTTCAATATTACTGGCTCCGAACAAATGTGCCTAACCAGCACAGGTCTGGGTATTGGGACGAGTTCGCCAGCGGCAAGGCTTCAGGTTCAAGATGCAACTGCCAATAACGGCACGATGCAGCTTGGAGGAACGACCTACTACGGCACAATCAAGCACAACGCCACAGGTACTGGAGCAAACGAATATAATGTTGCATCGGCTTCTGGTGGAGGGCATCAATTCCTGCGTGGCGGGACACTCCAATTCATGACTGATGCCTCTGGTAACCTGTTGGTGGGGACTACAACCGCTTCAGGAAATCCAACTCAAGGTGTAGTAACTTTACCTAATTCAAACGCTGCTTTAATTGGCATTGGTCACGCAAGTGGAACTGCAAGTGGTTCTGCTTACATGACATTTAATTACAACGGCGGTTCTGGTATTGGTTCTATCACCCAATCAGGAACAACAGCAGTTGCTTACAATACATCATCTGACCAACGTCTAAAAACAGATTTAGGACAAGTTACATCAACAAATGTTATTGATAACACCATAGTTCACGATTTTTTTTGGAAAACAGATGGCACACAATCTCGTGGTGTATTTGCTCAAGAAGCACACAAAGTAATTCCACAAGCCGTAAAAGTTGGTGATGATGGTGAAGAAGTTGAGGATGTATGGGCAGTTGACTATTCCAAATACGTCCCAGACCTTATTGTTTATTGCCAGCAACTTAAAGCAGAAATTCAATCCCTCAAGGCTGAAGTAGCCACACTTAAAGGAGCTTAAAAATGTCAGCAACTATCACTTGGACTACCGATTGGTTATCCACTTCAACACAGACAATCAATGGATTTACATCTGTTGTAGTCACAGCAGGTTGGAGGTGTACAGGTACTGAAACAGCCAATGGGAAAGAATATAGCAATTCTATTTATGGAACTTGCTCGTTTACTGAACCTCCTGCTGGTGACCCTAATTTCATACCTTTTGCAAGTTTAACGCAAGCAGAAGTCAACAATTGGGTTTGGGCATCAGGTGTCAATCAACAAGCTACTGAAACTGCTATCAACAACAATCTGAATCTTCAAATCAATCCCGCAACGACCCAGCCCCCACTACCATGGGCAACACAAGGAGCTTAAACATGGAAACCGTAACTTTATCAACCACACTTGTGAACAACATCATGGCGTACTTGGGAACTAAGCCTTTCCAAGAAGTATTCCAATTGATCCAAGAAGTTCAAAAAGAAGCTGCACCACAAGTCCAGCAACCACAGGATCAACCACCACAATAAAACAAAATGACAAAACAAAACAAAACATGGGAGCAAATGCTCTTGATCAATGAGCTGAATTTTGCCAAGCAGCACAATCCAGAATATTACAGATGGAAACTCACAAACAATTATGAACGTGCAGTTTTCTTGAAAGGCGATCCAGTTTATCCTCGAGAGGCCACACGATATATGTGGGCCAATCGAAATTTGCGTGGCAAAAAAATATTAGAAATTGGCTGCAGCACTGGATTTGGCACTCAATTTCTACCCAATGACATTGAATATTTGGGATTGGATTATGACCCAATCATCATCGATGTGGCTCAAGATCAGCAATGGGGCGAAAACATCAAGTTTTCATGTGCCGACATCAATGAAATCCAGCTGGCACAATTTGACACCATCATTGCTTTTGAAGTGATCGAGCATTTGGACAATGGCTTGGACATTGTGGAAAAGCTGAAAAAGCATTGCAATCGATTGCTGATCACAGTGCCATGGAATGAGCCACCAGGATTTTGGGGCGAACACCACAAACTGCATGGCCTTAATGAAACCAATTTCTTTGATTTTGATGTGGAATACATCAGCGAGCATGGAGCCATCACATCAGAGCCAAGATCATTGACTGAACACAATCGATTCAATTTGATGATTCTGAGGTGGGATCGTGGATAAGGTTTTATGCAGCATTGGCACTCGAGGCAGATATGACACAACGCTGCCATTGGCTTTGGCTGCCATCATCAATCAGACCAAACGGCCAGACAAAGTGGTCATTTTTGATGACAATGAAAATCCAAGGGATGTCAGAAATGAGCTGATTTATAAAAATCTGTTTCAAATGATGGACATCAAAGGCATCGAATGGGAATGGCGGTTTGCTGCTAAAAAGGGCACACATCACAACCATCAAGCGGCCAACACAATGGGATATAAATGGGTTTGGCGCATGGATGATGATGCCATCCCAGAGGCCAATGTGCTGCATGAATTGTTCAGCTGGACGCTGCATGATCCCAATTTGGGCGCAGTTGGTGGCTCGATATTGACACCACCATTGCAGTTTGAGGAATCATTTCCAACGGCCACCATGGCCAACATCGATGCAGAGCCAAACATCCAATGGAAATATATTCACAAACGCAAAAAGGTCGAGCACTTGCATTGTTCATTTTTATATCGAGCTGGCATTGTAGATTATCACTTGGGGCTTTCAAAAGTGGCCCACAGGGAAGAAACATTGTTTAGCAATGCTTTACATCAAAAAGGATATGATCTTTATGTGGTGCCCAATGCGGTCACTTGGCATTTAAAAAATCCAAGTGGTGGCATCAGGTCAGAAACTGATCAATCAATGTATGCGCATGATGAGCAAATATTTCAAAACTTTCAAAAGTTTAAAAACAACACAATTGTTGTTCTCAATTGTGGAATGGGGGATCATTTGGTATTTTCTGAAATATTGCCTTATATCAAAAACCCAATTGTATTCAGCTGCTACCCAGACATTGTGCCAGGCGAATCGATTGCTGCAGCCAAAGCATTTTTTGGTGACATCGACCAGTGGAACATATATTTGAAAATGGCCCAATGGAAGTGGACAGGCTCACTCAATGAGGCATTCAGAAAGATGTACTTATGATCATTGTTTCCCCATACTCCAAAAAGCTGATGAATGGTCGGGAAAACCCTAAAAATTACCCATATTGGTCAGTTTTATTGATGGAAATTAAAGAAAAAGTGATACAAATTGGGGTCAGTGGTGAAAAGCAAATATGGCCAGATTTCAGACCCGATTTGCCATTGGATGAATTGAAAGAATTGCTGATGCAATGTCGGACATGGATTTCATGCGATTCATTCTTTCAGCATTTGGGATACATCGAGAAAAAGCCTGGCATTGTGCTTTGGTCAGTATCGGACCCATTGATCTTTGGCCATCCAGAGAATGTCAATTTGATTAAAAGTCGGGATTATCTGGTCAAAGACCAGTTTTTGTGGTGGGAAGATCAAGAATACAAACATGATGCATTTGTCGATCCTGATGAGGTGGTCAAGGCATTGGAATTGTTTTAAAATTGGCCATCATTTAAGGGTGGACAATGGACGCTGAAACCGACAAAAGACTGGCAGTGCATGAGGCAGTATGTGCTGAGAGATACAGAATCATCCAAGAGCATTTGACGGCTGGTGAAAAGAGAATGACCAAGATTGAGTATTTGCTTTATACAGTGATGGCTTTGGTGTTACTTGGACCAGGCGTGGCAGCCACCTTTTTCCATAAATTGTTTGGGTTCTAAAAATTGATCCATTTACCCTTGTCGCACTTGCAAGTGGAGCTTTTAAACTCTGCAAAGATGCGTGTGAAATGTACAAGGAAGGAAGGCAAATTGTCACCGATGCAGTCAAGGAAATTGATGGCATTGTCAAAGATGCCAAAGATGTCCAAAAGAAAGCGAAAGGATTGTTTGGATTTTTAACTGCTATTTTTGGCCAAGATAAAAAAATAAACGCAGAAAATGCACAAAATGTGCAAAAAGCAGTTCCAAAAGCTGCCAAAAAGAAAAAAGAGCCGCCACCAGAGTTTGATGAAAATCTCATTTACCAGCAAGTGAGTGATGCATTGATCAAATTCTTTCAAGCCTACAATGGCCTAAAAAACTATAAAAAAGAACAAGAGGAGCTGGCATTGCACGCCACCAACGAGGAAGGCAACGAAATTGCCATCAAGTTGGTCATTGCTGATTTACAAATGGAAAAATTGAATTCTGAGCTTTCAAATTACATGGTCTATCATGTGCCAAGTGAGTTGAAAGATTTGTATTCAAGGGTCAATGAACAAATTGGTCACATTGCGAATGTCCAAGCACTTGCAAGACGAGAGGAGTTGTTGGCAAAGAGGAAAGCACAATGGCAACAAAACCAAAAAGCGGATTTAATCAAAAATCGAATGGTGGTTTCAGCAATTACAGTTCTAATGATTCTGTGGATGTGGGGAATGATTCTAAGTCTGACACACCAGCTTTAATATTGATTGTGATTTTGCTCATCGTGATTTTGCTTTTTTTGCCATTGCTGGCGTGGATGTATACCGATGTCAGAAAAATGGAAATTCGAGTTGATAAGGCTTTGACCAGAATTGAGGGAAAATGATTAAAAAATGCAATTTTTTATACACATCATTGTTGATATGTATACTTTTTCCATTTTTGTGTACAGGTTGCAAAGACAATGTTTATAGGTACTTTTGCCAAGACCCTGAAAACTTTAGCAAAGATGTTTGTCAAAGGCCAAGATGTGAGTTTGATCAAGATTGTCCAGATTATCTAGTGGCCCCAATATTGGAGAAGAAAATTGAAGGAAATACTGCTGGCATTACTCAACAGTCCCAAGGACAGACTCAATGCAGATGACATCGAGGTCAGAGTCAGGGCATTTGTAATCATTGTCGTTACTTTGATTTTGTTTTTCAT